ATAGCTTTTGAGACCTCTTCTTGTGTTCTTCCAAGGGACGAGCGCAAGACTTTAAGACGATCTCCGATCATTGCAAGCACCTCCAAGGGCATAATATCACGTGAACGGTACATATTGTATCGGTGTTACAAAAAATATCAAAAAAAGTGTTGACGGTACAAAATGTATCGTGTATTATAATGGTTGTGATACGGAATGTATCAGAAAGGACGTGGTTATCATCGAGCGGACAGTGCTTCGCGCACAGCGTGAAAAACGGGACAAAACACAGGCACAACTAGCCCAAAGTATTGGTATCTCTGAGGTATACGTGCGTAAGCTTGAATCTGGAGCGAGTCGTCCCGGATATGGGGTAGTTAAGAAGTTTGTGGACTATTATCAACAGCCCGCGAATAAGCTGTTTCCAGATATTTTTTTGCCACTAATTGATACAAAACGTAGCAAAGAGGAGGCCACGAAATGAATGAACTAACACCGATTGAGAATCAAGGCCAGCGGGTACTGACCACGGAGCAGCTTGCTGAACTGTATGGAACTACGGCAAAACGGATCAGCGATAACTTCAAATCCAACGCTGAAAAATTTATTGAAGGAACACATTACTTCGTCCTGGAAGGCACGGTGCTCAAGGAGTTCAAGAGCCAATCCGGAAATTCGGGATTGCCTTTCAACAAGTTCTCGTCTCGAGTATATCTCTGGACAAAACGTGGAGCCGCACGTCACTCAAAAATGCTTGGCACAGATCAGGCTTGGGACATGTTCGACAGCCTGGAAGAGAATTACTTCAATCCAGAACTACGTTTGCCTCAGACACCAGAGGAAAAGCTCGCCTTAACCATGGAAGTGGCCCATAGCAGTGCCGAGAAAGTCAAAAAGCTCGACGGTCGGGTCACTGATCTTGAAAAGAATGCTCCGATTGCTCCCGGCGAATACAGCTATATCAGCCGTCAGGTCCGAAACGTGGTCGAGAGCTATGTGAACGTTCACCATCTCCAGCTGACCCAGAAACAGCGTGGATTGCTTTATAAAGACGTCAGCCGTGGCATGAACGAGTATGTCGGGATTAAGACACGAACTCAGCTGCGCAAGCGGGACTTTGACAAAGCCGACGAGTACATCGGCAACTGGCACCCGTCAACAGCCACGATGATGCTGATCCAGGAAGTGCAGGAGGTAGGTGTCGAAAAATGAATGAGGGCCTGTTACTAAGCAGTGTGGTCATTGCAGGAGCAGTGATTAGCAACGTTGTCGTCTGGAAGGTGCCTACCGCCAATCCTGGTCGGTGGTATCTCCCGTATACGGTGGCATTAACGATTCTGGCGGTAGCGATAATAATGCTTTCCTGAGTTCTGAGTATAGACCAAGAAATTGATTGGCAGAATCAGTAGTGGAGTCTGTCAAGAGGTTCTGGAGCATGAATGAATACGCTACCCTCTTTTCCCCGGATGCTCTCCTTTGAATGTTCGCCTGCACGCCAAGGTAGCGAATGAACGGTGCTGTTTCAATAACCATCTGCCGGTAATGGTCGTTTATATCGGGAGCTGGATCATCAGGAAAAGATAAAGATCCACTCGTTTTTGCAGCTTGTAGTGTGTCTCGGTTGACTTTGGCTCCTGAAACGAGCAACCCATTAACCCCGACATAGAAGTCGTAGAACAGCTTATTCCGTTGATCGACGATCGTCTTTTTATCAAGTTCCTTCTTGGCCTTCAACTCGTTCTGTATGTCTGCATCATGTAATTTGCACTGATGCTTGTTGCTAAGCCATGTCGTGAGTATTGGCGAAGCAAAGCCGCAGATGGCAACTACCGCTGTCGTTACGTTTGAAGATATTTCCCAGCTCACTGGACATCATCTCCCCTCGTCAGTATGTTTCTGACGCGCTCCCGTTCCTCGGGGGTTAGGGCGTTGCCCAGTTCTTCCCACATTGTCCGCTGCTTGGCGGAGGATGAGCCATCTGGGCGCTGGTTATATGGAGGAAAGTCTAGGAGCTCTGTGAGGGACATATTGAAGCCCTCAGCAATCTGATACAGCGTATCAGCTTTAGGTACTCGGCCAGCGTTGTTAAGCATACCGGCCAACGTTGACTGGGTTATGCCTGATTCGGTAGCTAATTTATTTACTGACCAGCCACGTTGTTCAGCTAAGTCGTTGATTCTTTTGGCGAGTAAGTCGTGGTGATCCATATAAATACGCTCCTAACCGTTTTGGGTTAAACCCAGTTACAGTTTACCCGAATGTTTCAAAAATAGTTAGCCGTAAAAGGTTGACAATATATCCTTAAAAAGCTAGTATTATAACCGTAAAAAGATAAGAGGCGATAACAGTGAAACTTCGATTGAAGGAAGAGCGTGAACGGGCTGGGCTTACGCAAGCTCAATTAGCAGATAAAAGCGGAGTTCCCCAGACCACAATCAGCGGTCTGGAAAGTGGCAAGCGATCACCCAATATGGACACCGCATTCAAATTGGCTGATGGGCTGGGAATTGCAGTCACACGGTTGGCTATCTGGGAAAAGCAGGAGGCGAAGAACTAATGACACTGACCAAGGAAGATAAAGCAGAAGTTCGTGAGATTGCTCAGGCCGTCTTTGACGATCGAAAGGGTAGCCGTGCGACACCGGAGGTGCGCAAGTTCAAGCAAGAAGTTGAGAATTGGTTGCGTGATAGCTTTCCAAGCGACAACGACCGTCAAGGACGCAACAGCAACCGTAATGGTTTGTATGCCGTGTTGCGAACCCGTTTGGATCTGAACAACATTCAGAACTTGCGCGATGAGCAGATACCGGAGGCCCGGCAGATTTTCGATGAATACAAGCACCTTCTTTCTGACTAACCACATGCGAGAAACAATTGGCTTCATTGTTTTAATGGTAAGACATACTGCCGTTAAGCCGCTATGCAGCTGGTACACAAATTAAGGAAGTGACAAGATGACGATCAACATTATTGATGAATTTGAACGAGCTCTCGATGAGCAGCATCTGACAAAAAAGGAACTTTCAGGGCGGTTGCATGTGACACAGGCTGCTTTGAGCAATTGGGTATCACGTGATGGATCAATTCCATCAGACAAACTGATTCCAACTGCATTAGCAATTGGCAGTGACCGATTTCTTGATGCCGCTGTTGAATATGCCACTGGCGGACGTCTCCGAGTGTTTGCGGATGACGTTGATACAGATGACCCTCTCGTTCTTTTCCTCAAAGAGAAGATGGCCCACGCGCAGTTCGAGCGATGTGCCCAAGATGCAGAATCTGCGCTCGCCACCGATCCACGAAAGAGGTGCCGATCTGATTTTGAAAAAATTGATCAGTACATCGACGCTGGTGATGATCTGGTAGAACATTTGGAAAGCTTTTTAGGAACACTGAGACAGCAGAAAGTACAGGAGGTAAGCCAAACATGGATGTGAATGTCAGTATTCCCACTGATGAGCAATTTCAGAAACAGCTCATCGCGGCCATCGCCAAACAAGTTGCTGAACGAATTCCAACGCCCGATGTACCAGAGCCATTGCTCACTCGTGCAAAGCTTGCTAAGGCCTTTGAAGTTGGAGGTGGAACCATTGATCAATGGCGTATGCTGCCAGGATTTCCTTACCACTTGAAAGGCGAGAAGTCAGAAGCCTATTTGTACAGCGAAGTTTATGACTGGTTGAAGAATAACACAAGACATGCGTAGGAGGTAACGCCATGATCACATCAAGTAACCTAGCACTACTGCTAATCCTGACGGTCGTCACCACGGTGGTCATCACAGCGCTACTAATCCGGCCGGAATGGTTCGGGCTCGGCGACGATTACAACCCGGAGGAGGTGAAGAAACATGATTGAAGCATATGACGCCATCACCGAGTTGTATCTGGCTGAGCTCAAGAAGCTGGATGGCGGACCCATGACTAGCGAGGAACAGACCATTTGGACTGCTCGTATGGACGCGTTTAGGGAAGCTCAGCATGCAGTATTCAAGTTGATGTTTCCTCAGGACGACAAAAAAGCCGCTGACGAGTGCAATCGTCAACAGCCGGAGAAATAAACATTGCAATAGTTATTTCTCCTCTAGTTTAGCAGAAAACGGAGGTATTGAACATGGACACACAACAATTTGGCAGTATTCGCTTTGGCACTAGCTTTGGGCATGACTTTTTCGGTAATCCGCTGTACAAGGGACAGGAAATCGTCCGCTTTGAGGATGAAAACGGTGCGGAAGTAATTCTCGACGCTGACAACTGGGACAACGAGAATCGCTGGTTGCACGACGAGGTAGATTCAATCGGTTCGATCGGATTCATTGAGGACGTTCTTGACACAACGATCGGTGAATTCCTGGTCAATACACTCGGCTTTAAGAGCGAGGGATTCTTTTACAACCGTTGGGCGATTGATCAAGTAAACGAGGCAGCGGCCCGAGGTGAGATGCACCTCAATTCAATCCTCGATGCTCCAATCAAGTATTACCTGCTTGGATGGCTCGACGATCAATCCGGGTCGCTGATTGAGAATCTGGACGCATATGACACGCATCGTAGCAAAGTCGGGGAGGAATAAACATGGCAACAAATGAATTGGTCGCTGGCGTCCTAAACCGGATCGCCACAATGAAAAAGGAGCAGAAAATGGCCTTGCCGGCCGGCTATAACGCCGCTAACGCGTTGAACATGGCTTGGCTACAGTTGACTGACACGAGTAACGGTCAGTCTCTGGTCGCCAAGACGACGCCAGAGAGCCAAGCCAAGGCACTGTTGAGTATGGCCGTGCAGGGATTGAGTCCGGCAAAGAACCAGGTGTATTTCATTCCCTACGGCCGGAACCTGACGCTCATGCGCTCATACTTCGGCAGCCTGGCGATCCTCAAGCGGCTGGATAACGTCCAGGACGTTTGGGCGGAGGTCGTTAGGGCGGGCGACAAGTTCGAGATTGGATCCGAACACGGGCGCCTGACGGTAAAGACTTACGAGCCAACGGTGGAGAACCTGGACAAGCCTATTGCCTATGCCTTTGCGGCCATTGTCGATAACAACGGCATCACCAACTACACGGTGATGACCAAGAAGCAGATCGACACGAGCTGGAGCCACGCGAAGACCACCAAGGTCCAGAAGGAGTATCCGGACCAGATGGCTTTGCGGACAGTCCTAAACCGGGCGGCCAAGTGGTTCATCAACTCGTCTTCAGACAATGACCTGCTGATCCAGGCAGTCAACGATACGACGGCTGACGAGTACGACAATACCAAGAAGGACGTGACGCCGGCTAACATAGACGATCTGCTGGACAAGCCAACGGAGCCGGCAGCAGAGCCACGGAAGGAGGCCAAGCAGGATGCACTCAAGCCAGACATCACCAACGATCCCAACGAGGATCTCGGTAAGCCCGACATCCCCGGAGAAGAGCTCGGCGGAGAAAACGACCTTCCGGCTTTCTGACGCCAATTACTACAGTCGGGAAGCCAACAAGCAATACATGTCAGTGACCGTCTTCAAACGGTTCTTGGCCTGTGAAGCTGAGGCGCTGGCCGAACTTAAAGGGATTTGGGTGCCTGAACGGGACCCGACGGCCCTATTGGCCGGCAACTATCTGCACTCGTACTTTGAGAGCCCGGAAGCCCATCAATCCTTTATCGACGCACATCCTGAGATGTTCTCGACGCGGGGTAGTACGAAAGGCCAACTCAAAACGCCTTACAAAGTGGCTGAGAGCATGATCCAGGCACTGAAAGATGACCCGTCATTCCAGGCTGCCTATCAAGGCAACAAAGAAGAGATCCTGACTGGCGAGATCAACGGCGTGAAATGGATGGGCCGGCTGGATTGTTTCGACCCAGCGCGGGCATTCTTCTTAGACCTCAAGACGACCCAGGACCTGCACAAGAAATACTGGATCACCGATGAGAAGCGCTGGGGATCGTTCGTCGAGGCGTATAACTACCCGCTGCAGATGGCCGTCTACCAGGAACTGATTCGGCAGAACTACGGCACGCGCCCAGCACCTATTCTGGTGGCTGTGAGCAAACAGGAACCACCGGACAAAGCCTTCGTGTCAATACCCCAAGGTGATCTGGATGAGGCCATGCAGCGGCTGATGGACGCTCAGCAACGGATCGAGCAGGTCATTGCTGGTGAGACCAACCCGTATCGTTGTGAGCAGTGCGACTACTGCCGAGCGACCAAACATCTGGGACAGATCATCAGCATGAATGAATTGATTGAGTAGGGGTGATCATTTGGATTATTTCAAGCAACGACGTGCGTTTCGTCAGTTCAAGCTGGCCGTAAAGAAACTCACCGTTAATCAAGCAAGTCTGTATCGCGAATTATTGGATTACGCGAACGATAGCGGATTACTAGATGCTTCCTTCCGCCTGCAGAACGAGTACATCATGTCGATTACTGGAATTAAGTCCGCTGATGGTCTCTCCACGGCGCGCAATGCGCTGGTCCAGCAGGGATTGATCACATACATCAAGGGTAAGAAAAATGAGGACACACCAATCTATCAGATCATGCCATTGAGCCCTGATGGTCGGCCAGAAACCGAAAAACAGAACAGCACGCGAAAAAAAACGGAACAGAATGCGGAACAGAATGCGGAACAGGAACCGGAACAACCTACGGAACAGAATGCGGAACAGTACTTTACTGGTACTGACTTAAACATGACTAATACTCATCATGATGATCTGCGCGCAACGCCTGTTGATGAAAAAGTGAAGGACCGAACCCGAGTCTTTGATGCCTACGAAAAGTCATGGGGATTCATGGCCCCACTCACGCAGGAAGAATTGCGCGATTGGTTGGGGACATTTCCGGCGGATCTGGTTGTAGAGGCTATTAAACGCGCCGTCGGCAACCAAGCCAAGTGGAGCTACGCCAACGCCATTCTGCGTGATTGGGACATCAAGAAAATTTACACGATGGCCGATGTCCAAAAAGCCGATGCGATGCACAATGCCGGACGATTCAACAAACGCCGGACTGCTGAACCCAAAAAGACCGAGCAGCCCAAATGGGCTGACCCAAATTATAAGTCACCCGACGCAAAGCCAACGGACCCTGCGACAAAAGCCAAGTTGGCAGCGGAAATGGCTAAGTTGCGTGAAAACCGGGAAAAACAAAAGGAGATCACGAGATGATCACTATGACACACAAGGAACGCCAGAAAACGGGCCGTCTGCTAGCTATTAAATTGTTGAACAAGAACGTGCCAGACGATTCGCCAGACTGGCAGAAAGTACGCGACCTGCTCGGAGCGAAAAACGAGAGCAAGCCGGGACCAGTGGGGTCGTCTAAAGCAAAAGGGACTCGTAAAAAGCAGCACGAGGCCATGGCGCGACGTAAGAGGGAGTATCCAAAGCTGATCGAAGAAGGATATAACAACTCCCAGATGGAAAAAATACTGAAAATAAGCAGGTCAGTCGTGTCGCATGATCTTATGCGCTTTGGCTTGCAAGCTCACCAGCGCTATCACTGGCGGGCAACCAATACAGCAACTGGGAAGACTGGATACTACACGTCGCCGGCCGCCATCCGATCCGATACCAACGTGACCAAAGCACTGTGGTGTATCGACAGGCAAGCAGTTGTCGGTCCATGGCTGATCGAACGCGGCTGCTGGTACCAGGACAGCAAAGGTGTCTGGCGGGAGGCTGAGTCATGATCCGTATCGAGGTACCAGGGCCGGCTGTGGCTCAGGGACGCCCTAGGGCGACGGCTGCCTTGGGTCACGTAAGATTATACGACCCGCCCAAATCACGTGCCTACAAGCAAACTGTGGCGATATACGCCAGGCAGGCCATGGGCCAACGGCTGCCGACGAAGCGAGCCGGCTCCTGCCGCCTAAGGATTTACCGGCAGATACCGGCATCTGATAGCCGCCATAAGTGCGATCTGAAGGCCAGCGGATTTATCCGGCCGACAGTGAAACCAGACCTGGACAACGTGTTCAAGGCGGTAACAGACGCCTGCACGGGGATTGTGTGGCATGACGACAATCAGATCGTCGAGGCTCACATCATTAAGCAGTATAGCGACCGGCCTCGGGCGATTCTGGAGGTCGAGGAATTGGAGGAATCAAAATGACAGTCAAGTATGGTGTTTTTGGGAGCAACACAAAGCAATGTTATGGCGTTTATCAGAGCCGGGCTGAAGCCTTTCGCTTGGGTATCAATCAGCAGTTCAGTCGGCCCGAACACAATCCAAATGACTTTGACAAGACCCACAAGCAAACCAAGCTCGCCTTTCCCGAGCCGGTCTTCGTGACCCGTCTGGATCATTCAGTCGAAGACCAGCGGCCCTACACCGGGTTAGACACGCGAGTGCGGGAGATTAACGAACGGGAAGCCTGGGAAAAGGCCCATCGCGTCCGGAAGGTGCTTGGATGAAGAGACCAAGCCATAACTTTATCCCGGGCGATCGCGTCGAGGTGCCTGAGCAAATCGTGGTCGGCCGTGTTATAGCCCCAGCGGGAGTTGGTGTGGTGCGGAGCGTTAAGCATGAGCAGTATGGGAAAACGACCCGGAACCTGCTAATCATCGAGACTGATGGATGCGATGGCCAACATGAGTATTTCCCACGGGATGTTCGTTGGATGGGAGGCCCTGAATGATGAATAGCTATGATGTTGGCGACTGGGTCCGTTATAAAGGAGTCGCTTGTCGGGTGATTGGACATTGGCATGACAAACAATGGGTGGATCACCTTGTCCTGTGCGTTCCTGAAAATGATGGAATGGTGCGAAAAGTCAAGCAAGTGACTCGCTGGAGATTCGTTGGAACTGCATTACCAGAGACGGTAGAAATAATCAACAGGCAGGAGAATGAAGAAAATGACTGATAAGATGAGCAAAGAAGAAGCATTGTCCGCATTAAACGAGTTTTTATCGAGTACCCACTTGGCCACTGTTAAAGCAGATGTTCTCAAGATCGTTGAGTCGATCGAACCGGAGCACAAGAAAGTTGTTCTGCCTAAAGCAGTTGGCGATCAGT